TGAGATCTGGAACTAATTTTACTTTGGCAAATCCATACAATGAAGTAATCTTTAGAGACGGGTCAACCTTCCTGGTAGAAAACGGAGATCAAAATGTTCCAACAGGATTTGAAGATTATACTCTTGGTAACGTTGGATTAACATTAGGATCTTTCGAAACTAATGCCTTAGTCGATTCTGGAATTAGTTCTGGTTTGACTTTAAGTGACTTAGATACAATCTATCCAACATTGTCTATACGTGATTTTGAATTTAGAGAGAAATCTGCTCTACTTGGAAATGGAGATAGATTTAACCTTGGTATTCCATCTTATCAACAACCCGTTGCTATTAGTTCTTCTTCTGGAACTATTGGTGGTAGTATTGTTGTACAAAGTACAGAATACTTTGCTGATGAGGGATACTTATTTACAAGTAGCGGAAATGTTATTCAATATACTTCCAAGAGCGCCACTACATTTAATGGATGTACACTATTCCGCGGAGCAAATTCTATTGCCGCTGGTGATAACCTGATTCCGTTCTCAATCGTATAAATATAAATAAATCAGACAAAACGTTCACACCCCCGAGAGAGTTTATCAATGGCTGCTATCATCTCAGATAAGTTTAGAATTTTTAATGCTTCCCAGTTTCTAGAATCACTGAGTGAAGCAGAAGATACGAAGATGTATTTCTTCGTAGGTCGTCCCCAGCGTTGGGATGCTTACCTTGAAATCTTTAGTGCTAATGCCACAGCATTCGTTCCTGGTAACGAGGTATATGTTGGTGGTACTTATGGCACCGCTACTTTTAAAGCAGAAGTTAGAGAAGTATACGAAAATTCACTTCTCCTATTCCAAATTGGTCCAACCACAAATGCTACTCCTGGAGTGGGTGCTCAACTCAAGGGATGGAATGGAACTGCTGATACTGGCGCTCAAGCATTGACTGGTGTTTATCGTTACGCCACAGAGGACGTTCCCCCTGTACCTCTAGACAACCAGGCAGAAAAGTATGATATCTATGATGATATCATTGCTGCTAAGCGTATTACCACCGATTTCGCCCGTAGCGTAATCCGTCGTTTCAACTGGGACATCTCTGCTAACCCAGTATTCGACATGTGGAAGCCCGACTACTCCACAACTCCTGGTTCTGGTGGTCAGATCGGTAAGGCAGCTGCTACTGGCGCTACGAACATTGCCGACGCCAAGTACTATCTAATCAATTCTCAGTATGAGGTATTTAAGTGCCTCTACAATGGTCAAAATCCTGCCAACACAAGCGGTCAAGTTGCCACCAACGAACCCAAGACCACTCCTTCTGCTGGTCAAGGTTCTTATGATGCTGCCAGTGGTAAATTCACCGAAGATGCTTCTGCTCCTGGTGGATATATCTGGAAGTATATGTATACCATCCCAACTGATGATGTACTACGCTTCTTATCTACTGACTTTATGCCAATCGTTCTTCCAACGAACCAGTCACGTATCGATACCGAAGCAATCGCTACTGCCGCTCCTAATTCTATCGATGTTGTTCTAATTGAAGACGCTGGAACTAATCTTCCTAATGGTACTCACTATGCTCCTATTCTTGGAGATGGTACTGGCGGTATTGCTGAAATCGTAATTGCTGGCGGTATTGTTACTGATGTCACCATTACTGCTGGTGGTAGTGGATATACCTACGCTTCTATCGCTCTAGAAACTGGTCTTTTAAATGGTGATCCTGCTTGGACTGGTTCTGCTTATGGTCTCTACACATCAAGTGCTTTCTCTGCTGCTGTCACCGTAGGTGCCACAGCGACTGGTGCTCTTGAAGTCATTCTACCTCCTCAAGGTGGTCACGGTTCGAACTTCGAAGAAGAGCTCAATGCCAAGCGTGTTATGACGAACATCCGTCTAACTTATGCTGAAGGATCTGGCGACTTCCCTGTTGATAACGACTTCCGTCGTATCGGTATTATCAAGGATCCATATGCTTTCGGTACTACAACCGTCGCTTCTACCAGCACCCTAAATGGTGTATATGCTGCTAGAATTGAGAACGCTACTGCTGACTATCAGGTTGATGAAACAATCCGTCAAACTGTTGCTGCTGGTGGTTTTGCTTACGGCACCGTAGTTTCTTGGGAACTAGATGCTGGTAATGCTGGTCCTGGTGGATCTGGTGTACTCAAGTGGATCCAGTCACCTTCACTCCACACTGATGCTGGTGTTGTAAGAGCTTTCGAAGCATCAGCTAACAACATTGAGGGTCTTTCTTCACTCGCTGCTGGTGACGTTATCACCACTGCTGATGATCCTGTAGAAGCGAACGCGACTCTAGGTGGTGTTACGTTCTCGAATGGTCTTGCTACCCCAGAGATCGAAAACAACTCTGGTGAGATCATCTATGTTGAGAACCGTCGTCTCATCACACGTGCTGCTGACCAGATCGAAGATATCAAACTCGTTATCGAGTTCTGATTTGGTTTTTACTCCGCTAAATACTTCAACGATAATGTAGAGTATTTGGCGGAGTAACATGCCACAGAAGACTAATCTTAATGTAGCACCATATTATGATGATTTTGATGCTGACAAGAACTTTTACAAAGTTCTGTTCAGACCTGGATACTCGATCCAGACTAGGGAATTAACATCTCTACAATCGATCCTCCAGAATCAAATTGAGAGTTATGGTAAGTTCTTGTTTAAACAAGGACAACAAGTAATTCCTGGCGAGGTTGGTTTAAATACCAAACTTGACTTCGTTAAATTGTCTTCTGTGTCTGAGGTTGCTGTCAATGAAGGTGGACAAATTGTCTACAAAAAATATGACATTAAAAAGCTAGTTAATACTGACCTTAGGGGAATCAATTCGGGGGTTGTCGGTAAGGTCGTATCAGCAGAATATGGGTCTGACGTAGAAGCTGATACATTGTTTGTCAAGTATACAACTAGTGGTGACGCTAATAACGAATCTACTTTTAGACAAGGTGAAACACTTGAAGTTATCGGTGGCATCAATACTCCATTACTCGTAGTTGGTACTGATGGTAGTGTTCTACCAACCAGTATTAACGTAACCGATCCTGTCTCTGGAAATGTTAACTCGTTTAGCAGTCCAGCGATGGGATTTGCTACTGCGGTTGAAGTTCAGGAAGGTATTTACTTTGTAAATGGTTTCTTTGTCAAGAATCAAAAACAACTTCTTATTATTAATAAGTATTATGACAAAGCTTCTGCTAAGGTAGGATTTACAATTAATGAAGATATTGTAACTCCAGAAGAAGATGCCTCTTTGTATGACAATGCTAGGGGGTTTTCTAACGCTTCTGCTCCTGGTGCTCATCGACTTAGTATTGATTTAACTCTAACTAAGTTTGATTATGGAGCAAATACAGATAAGAATTTTATTCAACTTCTCCAGATCAAGAATGGTACGGTAGAGAAACAGGTAAAGGCAGCAGATTACTCTCTACTAGAAGAAACACTGGCAAGAAGAACATATGATGAATCTGGTGACTATGTTGTAGATGATTTTGATTATTCTATTAGAGAATACTACCAAAAAGGATTTAATAACGGCGTATATGCTCTCAGCGAAGAAACTGGTCTAGTTAATGGATACAGTGAAGTAGAAGCCGCTGATAGAATGGTTCTTACTGTAAGTTCTGGTAAGGCATATGTCAAGGGTTATGAAATTGTTAATAAAGAGTCGAAACCACTAGAAGTAGAGAAAGGAAGAGATACTCTTACTAGAGATAACGTCACGTTAAAGAGTCGTGGACTTCCAGAATTTAACATTACTAATGTATATGGTTCTGTACCTTTAAACAACGTTGGAGATACTATTACAGGATATCCCACAGTAACTCTAAATTCAACATTTACCGATGGCACAATTGGATTCTCTGGTTTAGAGTCATCTTCATATTACAAGAGAACTGTTAATAGAAGATCCCAACAACTTGGTATCAACACTGGTATTAAAACTATTTGGGTTGAAATTTCTGGAGCAATTCCATCTAATACTAATGGTATCCCCAGCACCTTATGGTTTGTTACCACAAGAGGATCTGGAACTGTTGTTGGAAAATCTGTTGATGTGATTGCTAAATCATTAGTAACTAGAGAAGATATTGCAGCAGCAACGACATTTGCCGAACTTACTGTTATTGGTGATAAGGCAATCTTAGATGAGTTCTTGCTTGAGTATGATACAGGTTTTGAAAATGTTTTTGAAAAATACCTATATCAAACCGAATCTGCTATGCAGTCCGAGACAGGACCTTGGGGCGTAATCAAGGACTATAATCGTAGTATTACTCCAGTAATTGGATTAGCAAAACCCAAGAACTTTAGGCTCATTAATAGGGCATTAGGATTTAATCCAGATACAGATATTATTCTGTCTAGAGGTAGATCTGGAACCCAAACTCCTTATGACGCTACATTTGGATTCAGTTATTTCAATCCAACATTCTTCACAAAACTAACCTTAGATAGAAACATAGCAGATGGCACCTTTACAAAAGGTAAGTACATCTACGGAAAAGAAAGTAAAGCATATGCTGTCATCGAAAATGACACCACAGAAAACTTCTCTGGAAATAACACGCTATTCGTAACTACTTTATTTGGACAGTTTATTCCTGGCGAAACTATCATTGATGAAGCAAATAATACTATTAAGATTGCTAAGAACAACACTCTGTCACACTTTGTTGTCACCAAACGAGGTGCTAATTATGATGGTTCTGAGAACATGTTCATCAATGGTGCTGAGTACGATCAATCCAAGATTGATCTATCATACACATCAGATGGAACATCAATTGTATCTGCTGTAATTTTAGATCAAAAAGTTCGTAATATCGAGTATTTCTCTCCACCTACAGTTACATTAACTGGAGATGCTGACAACAATACTCCTGCTATTATTGTTCCTGTATTGTTTAGAGATACTGTCCTCACCTACACCCCTCAAAATGTAAAGTCATTTGCTTCGGTATACAATAATTACACCTTCACAGCAGACATTGATGTATCATCTTCATCTTATGCCACATACACTCAAATTAGTGACTTTAGTTTCTTCGGAACCCAAGGAGGGAAATATCTTGAGTGTAATGGATTTGGTGCTAACTTAACTGGATTAATCCAGGGAGACATTATTCAGTTTACTGATGCCAACAACAACGTAATTAGAACAGTTGTACAATATGTTACCGAACCTTCTGGTATTGATAAGTCAAGAATTTATCTCGATTATTCTCTACCAGCTGATGTTGTAAACGCCACTATCATTAAATTACGTCCAAGAATTGCTAACTCTTCATCCTCATTGGTATTCCCAACAGGAAGCAAGCAGGTTGCTTCTTTGGTTAGTGACACCAGCGATACTAAGTTTAAGTATTACATTAGAAAAGATTTTGTAACTGAACTTTCTTCTGCTGGCGGACTACTAACCTTTACTGCTCAATTGCCAGTTGGTACACAAAAGTTTGTTGGATTTACTGAAGAGAACTTTGTCATCACTGTACTAGATAAAGGATCTTCTACAGTTGTTGAAAATGGTGACATTGTTTATATTGATCCAAGATATGTCACTATTACAGATTCTCAAGTAACTGCTAGTACCGTTACGGCTGGTGCTTTAGCAATCGAAGGACTACCACAGAATTACTTTGGAACTATCCTTGATGGTAACTACCCAACTCTCAAGTTGACAGCTACTGTACAGATTGACAGAGCACGTCCTAGATTAAAGACAGTAGTTAGAGACAAGAGAGTTGTTGTCGTTTCTAGTGGCGACCGTGTAATTCCTATCAGGGGTCAAGATTATGATTCTGATATTATTGAAACGTTCTCATATTCTGATGTATTTAAACTAAAGTATATTTACGAAGGAACTGTAACTAATCCACCGTCAGTAGATAGATCTGGCAATTTGATTAGTGGAACTGATGTTACATATAAGTTTAGTTTTGATAATGGTCAACGTGACACTTATTACGATGTTTCTAGAATTATTCTAAAACCTGGATTTGATGCTCCTACAGGTCAGTTGGTTATTGCTTTCGATTATTTCAACCATTCTGCTGGAGATTTCTCCACTGTCGATTCTTATGTACACGAAGCTGGTGTTACAGCGGAAGAAATTCCTTTGTTTAACTCGGAAGCAAATGGTTTAGTAGCACTTAGAGATTGTATTGACTTCAGACCAAAAGTAGACAATAATACTACAATTACTGGTTTCCAAGATAATTCAATCGTTTCTCTATTCGATTCTACCGATTACATCAGTTTTACTGGAAATGGTGGCATTCCTTCTGCCACTCCTGCTCCAGATACAAATCTGATCTTCACCATGTCATTTAGCGAGAAACAGTATCTTGATCGTATTGATGGATTGTTCCTCACCAAACAAGGAGATTTTGTCGTCAAGAAGGGCAACTCTTCTCTCAATCCATCTAAACCAGAACCAATTGATGATGCCATTTCTCTTTGCTATCTTCACATTCCTGCTTACACAAACAGCAGCAAAGATGTAAGAGTTATCCCTGTTGATAACAAGCGTTATACTATGAAGGACATCGGTAAGCTAGAGAAGCGTATCGAACGTCTTGAGTACTACACCACTCTAAGCATTCTAGAGCAGCAAACACAGAACATGCAGATCAAGGATGACCTTGGTCTAGAAAAATTCAAGAGTGGATTCCTTGTAGATAACTTCGAAGCACATAGAGTCGGAAATCTTAAATCTGTTGATTATAAGTGTGCTATTGACACCCAGCAATCTGTACTTAGACCACAATCTAAGGAAGATAGTTTAACTCTTAGAGAAATCAACACCAGAGATGACCAGAGACAAGTTGCTGGTTACACTATTAAGAATGGAGTTATTTCTCTACCATACACTGAAGTAGAAGTTTTAGGTAATAAGAATGCTACCAAAACTATCAATCCAAATCCATTTGTTGTTATTCAATATGTTGGTGAGTCGGTAATTACTCCACAACAGGATTCTTGGTATGACCAGTCAGTTGCTCCTCTTGTTTCCGACTCAAACACTAAACTAAATTCGATCTACTTAGCAAAAGAAGAATCTCTTGCTGACGCTTATTCTAGTATCTACAATTCATTTATTGTAAACTGGTGTGGCACTGATCAGGCATTCTTGCCAATTGAATCTCTAGCAAATGTCAATAGTGAAGATTTACAATCTTCTGTACAGAGTGCCAGTGTTGCTAGTTCCTCTAATACCAGTCCACAAAACAATGAGATTGGAAAGGGTCAATCTTCAAGACAGGTTGGCAACAAAAAAGTTGCTACTTCCGTATCGTTCTTTGCTAGATCAATTCCAATCAAATTTGTCGTCAATCGCTTAAAACCCAATACTAGAGTATACGTCTTCATGGAAGGTCGTGATATTAATGGATGGGTAGTTCCCGATACTAGATTTACTGGTATTGCTGGAAACTCTTTAACTTCATTTGGATCTGAACTTGTAACAGATTCTAATGGTAATCTCAGTGGTATTATTGTAGTTCCAGCAGGTCTAAAACCAACTCCAAATACTAGATGGACTGGCAATGTTGACACAGTTTCATACAGTGAAGGTTCCGAGGAAGTCAGATTTACAACTGGTATTAAAACCATCAGATTTACATCAAGTGATCAAGATGGAGACAAAGCAGCTGCTGATACATATGCTGAGGTTCAGTTCTATGCTACTGGAGCTCTTCCAAGCAACCCTCCAAGCATTACATCTACACAAGCAGCATTCTTCAAATCAAATGAGGGTGTACAATTAGTTGATAGTAATACTGATAACCCAATTAAACCAAATCCTCTTGCTCAAACATTCAAGGTTGAGAATTTCCCACTTGGTATGATGACAACTGGTGTAGATCTCTTCTTCCAGAAAAAGAGTTCTTCCGTTCCTCTAAGAGCATATTTGACCGATGTAGTTTCTGGCAAACCAGGAAAGAATATTATCCCTGGCACACAAGTATCTCTAAATCCAGAAACATACTTGAGAGTGTATGTAACGGGCGAGAAAGAGACGGTAACTATCGGTAAGGGCGAATATGTATCTGGATCCAATTCTAACGCTTCTGGACCCATTTTGAAGGTGCTGGACGCTAATAACGTAGAGGTTGGCGATGAGTCAAGTACAACATTTGAGTTGAATAAAGAGCAGGTTTATACCTTGGTTCTCAATAATCACAATGGAACATCATTTGTTCCGAACGAGGCGCTATCAATTCCTTCTATTGTTAGTTACAATGCTAAGAATAATACTACTTTAGGAATTTTCATTGCTAAAGATTCTGGCAAGGTTACAAGATTAAAAGTTCTCGACACTGGCGACAATTACGAAACCGCTTCTCTAACAATTGAAAGTCCACAACTTCCAGGTGGTTCTTCTGCCACCGCTAGCGTTGGTGTTTCAGACGGTAAAGTTTATAATGCCGAAATTTCTCTATCTGGTCGTGGTTACACTGAAGCTCCATCAGTTGTTATCAAAGGTGTAGGAACTGGTGCTGCTGGTGCTATCATTCAATCATTCATCGAAATTGATACACCTGCTGTCAGCATGGGTATTGCTACAGATTTTGAAGGTGATATCGAATCTACTACACCAACTAACTTTAAGTTTAAGCACCCAGTTTACCTACAGAACAATACCGAATATGCTTTAGTTGTAGAGACCGATTCTTTAGATTATGCTCTCTGGGCATCTAAGTTAGGAGAAATTGAAATTGCTACTAGCAATGTAGTTACTACACAACCTTTACTTGGTTCTGTTTATAAGTCACAAAATACAGATAACTGGACAGAAGATTTGTTTGAAGATTTGAAATTTGTTTTATATCGTGCCGAGTTTGATATTGCTACTGAAGCAAATGTAGAACTTACTAACGATTCTCTGGGTTATGAATTACTGAACATTTCTCCTTTTGAAACTAGTGTTAGATCTCCATCTAATGCCACATCACCTCTATTCAAAAACAATAATTCTATTATTAAAGTAAATCATAGAAACAATGGATTTGAAGATAGTGGCAATTCATATGTATTCTTTGCCAACACACAAGATGTTGGAGGTATTTCCAGTGCTACTTTGAATGGAAGATTGTTTAAGGTTTCTAACGCTGGTTTAGATTTCTATAACATTGTTTCTCCAAACCCATCTGGTTCTAGCGTACTCGGTGGTGGAGATAAGGTTATTGCTTCTTTCAACAGAAAGTATGAAAGGCTTTATGCTCAGATTCCTCACCTGGAATTGGAAGGAACTAAGATCGATACATTTGTTTCAACAACTAACATCATTCCAACTGATGCTAGTGTAACAAATTACGATTCATATTCTGTAACCGACTACGAACAAACTTTCTTAAACGAAGAGCATTTCTTCATTAATCAGAAGATTGTTGCCTCGGATATCAACTCTATTACCAATGGCATTAAAGATAGCCTTAAGTACAAGTTGAGGCTCAAGTCAACAAACGCTGCTGTTTCTCCGATTATTGATCTTAGAACTGCTTCTGTCAAGACAGCAACAAACCGTGTAGAAAATGCTACTGGTTATGAAAATCGTTATGGTAAGAGAAATCAAATTCTATCGTTCTTGCCACTATTTGATATGAACATTGCTGCTGCTGATACTAACGCCGATCAGTTTGTAGCAGGAACTGTTATTATTGGTCAAAACTCTAAAGCAGAAGGATATGTCGTATCATACGAAAATGGAACTGCTCGTGTAAGATTGAGAACACAAACAGAATTCCAATCAAGTGAGTCATTGACATTAATTAATAGCTCGGGTGTGACTGTTGGAGATATTAGTTTACAAGTTGGAAACATTTCTAGGATCTCATTTAATTTCAGTGTTGGATCTAACTTAATTGCTTACTATCCTTTTGATACTGACGTAGATTACAACAATAAGATCAATGGCAAAATTGTTCTGTGGGATCCAGAAGAAAATATTCTTGTGGTTGAGAATGCTTTTGCTCCTATTAATAACAACTACATTGCCAGCAACACAGAAGATACTCCTTTCGTAAGATTAGCATCTTCAACCAGTCAGCAACCAGACATTTTTAGAAAAGGTGATGTTGTTAAAACTACTGCTGGTACAGAAGCATTCCTAGAGATTGCTACAATGACATTTGATACTGGTATCGATTATGTACCAGAAACAGATTCTTCGAACAGTTCCTCTATTGCCAAATACGTTACTAAGGAAGTTTCTATTAACAACC